TGATGCTAGACGAAACATGGAAGCACTGGATGTCAGGTCAGCCAGCAGTCCAGACATTGTGTCACATGAACACATCTCCATACATATTCACGAGGGGAGTGATGCACGTGCAGCGCACCAGTCAAATCCCATTTGCCACAGAAGGAATTCCGTCCTTGCAATGAAGTTTGCTGCAGCACTCCTCGCAGCTGTGCTTGCCACAGCAGCGAGCTTTCCCGTTTATGCACCTGGTGCTGGACAAGAAGTGGATACCTGTTCAGGTATCACATGCAAGCCTGTCTCCTGCAAGCCACCTTTCGAGTTTAAAAGCCACAAAGAAATGGGGACTTGCTGTCCACTCTGTTGGGCAGCCTCAGTGAAGGTACCTGGCGATCGCTCCTTCGTCAAGGACCTCAAAGGTGGAGTCGGCATGAACAACAACGCAGACCCAATTTTGTGCCGGGATGTCGTGTGCCCTCCATTGCACTGCCCCGAGTACGAACAATTCTTTGATGGACGATGCTGCACCAAGTGCAAATCAGCAGCAGCAGTCACACCAGCTGATCTGGCTGCAGACTACAAGTGAGCCATCTGACTGCGGATGCGGAAAGTCGTGGTACTCTGGATAAGAACAGAAGAGTGGGTGAAGACGGTGGAAAAAACATGTTTATGGAAGGTATTTTCGTCCAAGGTGGCGTTAAGAATGCTAACCAGCGTGTTTACCCGGTTTCAGAAATCTCAAGAGCAGTAGAAAGCGTTCAGAAAAAAATCTCTGAAGGCTTCCCTGTTCTAGGTGAATGTGATCATCCACCGGAATTAACAGTAAACGTTGACCGTGTGTCACATATTATTGAAAATATGTGGATGGACGGACCAAACGGCTATGGTAAACTTAAAATTGTTCCTACACCAATGGGTAACATCATCAGAACACTAATCGAATCAGGCGCTACTTTAGGTGTCTCATCTCGTGGTTCAGGCGAAGTTGGTAATGATGGTAACGTGAGTAACTTTGAGATTGTAACTGTAGATATCGTAGCTCAACCGAGTGCGCCAGAAGCGTACCCAAAAGCGATCTACGAAGGATTAATGAACATGAAAGGCGGCTATCAAACTTGGCAGCTTGCTCAAAGTGTTCAAAACGACAAGTCGGCACAAAAGTACTTGTCAGAAGAAATAGTAAAGTTCATTCGTGAACTTAAACTGTAAAACAGGAGAAGCAACAATGGCAAACGAAATTCTTGCAAATCTTTTAGAGTCTGGCGCACTAAGCGAAGAAGCTGGTGCAGCTATCAAAGAGGCTATGGAAGTAAAACTTAATGAAGCAAGAGAGGAAATTACAGCCGAGTTGCGTGAAGAGTTCGCACAAAAGTTTGAACATGACAAAGGTGTCATCGTTGAAGCAATGGATAATATGCTAAATGAAGCAATCCGTGCTGAAATGACAGAGTTCAAAACGGATCGTGAAGCTCTAATCGCAGAACGAGTTGCGTATAAGAAAGCAATTTCTGAACACGCAAAGATCCTCGAAAAATTCATTACTTCTCATCTTGCAGCAGAAGTTAAGGAACTACAAGCAGACCGTGCAAAAGTAGCTGAAAATCTAGAAACGACAAAATCGTTTGTAGTGAAGCAACTATCACGTGAACTTGCAGAATTCCACAACGACAAGCGTGAATTAGTAGAAACTAAAGTACGCATGGTAGCAGAGGGTAAAGAACTTCTTACGAAAACTAAGGAATCTTTTATCAAACGTTCAGCAGAGTTAGTAGAGAACACAATCTCTAACGCTCTACGTTCAGAAATCGTAACGCTTAAAGAAGACATTCAATCGGCTAAAGAAAATGAATTTGGTCGTAAATTGTTTGAAGCATTCGCAGGCGAATTCATGTCATCACAACTAAATGAAGGCACAGAAGTAGCTAAAATGAATACTAAGCTAGACGAATCTGCTAATAAAGTTGCAGAACTAGAAGCAATGATTACTGCTAAAGAAGCAGATATTGCTACAGCGCAAAAAGCAAATCGTGTAATGGAAGATCGTATTAATCGCAAAGCGAAACTAGACGAACTACTATCACCACTTGCTGGTCAAAAGCGTGAAGTAATGTCTGATTTACTTGAAACAGTAAAAACAACTAATTTAAAAACTGCATTTAAGAAATATCTACCAGCAGTTTTAAATGAATCAGTTTCAGCGAAAGCAGAAACAAAAACATTAACAGAAAGCAAAGTCACAGAACAAACTGGTGATCGTGGAGCAAAACAGGAAACTCCAACATCAACAGACGGCGATGCTGATATAGTCGTGCTAAGAAAACTAGCCGGTCTAAAGTAATTAACCAGAACACAGGAGAATCAAACAGATGGAAAATCTTTTTGAAGGAAACAACTGGGACAACACACGTGATGCGTTACTAGAAGGTCTAGAAGGCACCAAACGTGACGTAATGTCATCAGTACTAAACAACACAAAAGTAGCTCTTGCAGAATCAGCAACAGCAGGCGCAACACAAGCAGGTAACATTGCGACACTAAACAAAGTGATCCTACCAGTTATCCGTCGTGTAATGCCAACAGTAATTGCAAACGAAATCATCGGCGTACAGCCAATGACAGGCCCAGTAGGCCAAATTCACACTCTAAGAGTACGTTACGCAGAAGCAAAAGCTGGCGTGGCGGCAGGTGATGAAGCACTAAGCCCATTTGATATTGCTAACGCATATTCAGGTGACGCGGCAGGGGCTCCGGCTTCTACAGCATCACTAGAAGGTGAAGCAGGATCAAAAATGTCAATTCAAGTTCTAAAGCAAACAGTTGAAGCGAAAACTCGTAAACTGTCTGCACGTTGGACTTTCGAAGCGGCACAAGACGCTAACTCAATGCACGGTTTAGATATCGAAGCTGAAATCATGGCGGCATTAGCAATGGAAATCACTGCTGAAATCGACCAAGAAATTCTAGGTTCACTATCTAACTTAGCATCTACTGGCGCTACATATGACATGTCAGCATCATTCACAGGTACACCAACGTTTATCGGTGACAGACATGCCGTACTTGCGACATTAATCAACCAACAAGCTAACCTAGTAGCACAGCGTACAAGACGTGGCGCGGCTAACTGGGCAGTTATCTCACCATCAGCACTAACAGTTCTACAATCTGCAACTACATCAGCATTTGCACGTACAACTGAAGGTACTTTTGAAGCACCAACTAATACTAAGTTCGTAGGTACTCTAAACAGTACTATGAGAGTATATGTAAACACATATGCATCAAACGATGACGTATTACTAGGCTACAAAGGTCAAGGCGAAATCGATGCGGCGGCGTTCTATTGCCCATACGTACCGTTAATGTCATCAGGCGTTGTGGTAGATCCAAGTTCATTCGAACCAGTAGTGTCATTTATGACTCGTTACGGTTATGTTGAACTAACAAACACTGCATCATCTCTAGGTAATGCGGCAGACTACGTTTCTAAAATCGCAGTCTCAAATCTAGC